TGCGAATGTAGGCATGGATGCGAGCATGGCAGCAAACTCAACACGTAACATATTGTTGAAACTTGCCGACAGCAATAGTGACCTCGCCAAGTCATTGAGCCAGCCCGTGAAGGATATACCGACACTCGTAGCCGGTTTGAAGGAATTGCAAGGTCGGGGTATTGATGTAGCCGAGGCCCTGGAACTGACAGATAAACGAAGTGTTGCCGCGTTTGCCTCTTTGCTCAAAAATGCCGATGCCGTACAGGAACTCAACGACAAGCTGGCTGATGTGGACGGTTATGCAATCGGCATACGCGAAGAACGCCTGCAGACCGTTGAGGGTTCAATAAAGCTCTTGCAGTCGGCATGGGAGGGATTCGAGCTGGCAGTCATGAAAAGCGAAGGCCCTCTGTCGCGCTTTTTCCGCAAGCTGGCTGACGATATAAACGAACTCACAGATGCTATCGAGCAGAACGGCAAAACCGAGTTTCAAAAGAACGTCGAAAAGTACTCACGTGAAAATGTAGAGATATTTACCCTTATCACGAAGGATGCGCAGGAACAGGGCAGTGATGCACGTACCGATGTTAAGGAATACTACGATAACCAGATGCAGTATTTCCAGGATGCCGCCAACGCATTACAGGCAGAGATTGACGAGGCGCAAGGTCAGATTGATGAGGGTGTGAGCAAGCGCGATAAGAAACGGCTTGAAAAAGTTATCGCCGATAATACGCATGAGATTGAAATATACAGAGCCAAGTACCAAGCATTGAAAGCTACGTATGAACAATACGAGGCTGAAATGAATGCTCTGAAAAAGAAGGATGAAGATGATGACGATGACGACGATGATACTACCGAGCTGACAGATCAGCAAAAGAAGAAAGCCTCACAAGCGGCATTGAAGGAGCTGGAAAGCAACCAGAAGGTTTACTCCGCTATGCTCGCCCAGCAGAAACGCTACTATAATGACGCCTCACTGACGGAGCAGGAGAATGAGGAACAACGCTGGCAGCATGAGCAGGAATGGCAGAAACGCAATTTTGAACAGAAACAATCCTACGAACGTGAGAAATTGCGCATACAGCTCCAGTACGACCAGATAACGGGCGAGGAATACCGCAACGGCCTTAAGGCCCTGGAGATAGAGAGTGAGACTTTCTATAAGGAACAGGAGCAGAACGCGATAGACCATATGACTGCTATCGCCGAGAAGGTGACAAAAGCTCTGTCAGGTGTTGATATTGGTGTTGAGATACGGGCGGTCAAGGAACAGTACCAGGAACTCTACGCCGGGCTTGACGCTATGGTAAAGAACGGCCTGCTGACCTACGAGGAGGCCAGCTACTATCGTGTCGGCCTGGAGCAGAAGGAGGCACGCGAGATCAAGGCTATTCGTGAGCGTTCAAAGAAAGAGGAGGAGAAACGGTTACAAGAGGAGGCGCAGAAACGTGCCGAGAAACTGAATACTGACCTTAAGCTGGCATGGCAGAACGCCGAGCAGCAGTACCAGATACGCAAGCGTTATCTGGAGCAGGAAATGGAACTCTACAAGGCCAGTGCTGCCAAACGTGCTGAACTGGAGGAGCAGCTTGCCGCCCTGGAAAGCGAACATATGCAGGCCAAGATAGACCGCATGAACGACTATCTGACGCAGGTAGGTGAGATGTTCGGCAGTATGAACGATATCGCCACCAATTACTCTAACACCCGTGTTCAGGAGGCCGAGCAGCAGAACGAGCAGGAAAAGGCCGCGCTAGATAAGCGTTTGAAGTCCGGCCTTATCAGTCAAAAGCAGTATGATGATAAGGTTGCCAAACTTGATGCCGACCTCTCCGCCAAGAAAGCAGAGGAAACACGTAAACAGGCCGAGCGTCAGAAGGCACTGTCTGTATTTGAGATTGCGCTGAACACCGCTACCGCCATAATGAAGATATGGGCCGAAGTGCCGAAGATGGACTTCGGTGTCAGCACCGTTGCCCTGACTGCCGTAGCCGCCGCTATGGGTGCGTTGCAACTGGGTGCTGTATTGTCAGAGCCACTACCGAAGGCACGCAAGGGCGGTAAGATAAAGGGCGCGAAACATGAGCAGGGTGGTGTGCTGGTTGAAACCGAGGGCGAGGAACGTATCGTAGCCGCAGAACCGGCCAAAGCCTACCCGGAACTCCTGAACCTTATATCCTACATCGGCAAAAAGAAGGGAGGCCGCAAAGCACCGCTTGAACCGTCCATGATATCGGCAACCGAGAGTGAGGAACGTAAGTTGCTGGATCGTAACAAACGAATAGTGGAGCAAAACGAGAAGGTAACACAGATCAACCGTTCAACCACCCTGCTCGATTCAATCATACGCGGCAGCGAGATATTGCCGGGCAGTAACAATGATATCCGTTTCCGCCTCGGTGACGTGATACGCGAAACCGATATCCGCCACCTGGCTATGGATGAGGTGCGTAACAGCAGTATGGACAATATCATCAGCAACGTTACCCGTTACGGTGCTATTCCTGATACCGGCTACGCCCTGCGTTACAGTGAGGCACAGGCCCGTGCCGGAGCATCCGGGCAGGTTGCCGGTAATGTAGAGATTGACTACGAACGACTGGGGGAGGTTGTCGCCCAGCGTGTAGGTGAGGAAATCAAGAACTTGCAGATATGGTTGTCACTGACCGAGCTGCGTGACGCACAGGATAATGTGGTACATCTGGATGAACTGACAAGACAATGACGATATACGAGCTACTGCAGACCATTGATACCGAGCAATTCAACCGTCTGGTGAAGGTCGGTATCATCACGCCGGAGTGGCGGCGTTCCTTGCGCATATACCGTTACTTCCTGGAACAGTGCGAGCATACGGGCAAGATGGATGCCTACGATCTGACGGGGCAGAAGTTCTATATGTCGGATGAAAACGTGCGCAAGATAATACGGCGGCTGAATACAAAGGTTTGATGCCGTTTTTGAAATGGGATTTACATTTACCACCGAAATAGTAACGTGGTAACTTTACTTTGCAGGCAGAGAGGCGGTTTTCTTTCTGCCTGTTGCATTTTCTGCCGTTCGGTGGGTAAACATACAGGCACAGAGGAGAAAGTCACTCACAACGCAGCAAATCAAACCAAAACAATACGTATATGTTGGAAATCAAACTACACGAGGTAATCGACAAGGAAAGCAATGCGTGGATATACGAGTGGTTCGGCATGGATCATCCGTTCACGCTGGAGACCTTGCAGAACCTGCTGAACGAAAACCCTGACGAGAAGGACATCAAGTTACAGATCCACTGTGACGGCGGTCTGGTATCGGAGGGCCTGGCACTTTACGACTGCCTGCGCACGTCAGGCCGTAACATCTACTGCAACGTGGAAGGCGACTGCCATTCAATGGCTATCGTACTGCTGCTGGCCGCACCCAAGAGCCAGCGCACCGCCAACCCCAACGCATCATTCCTCATTCACGAAGTACAGGGTGGTGTCAGTGGCTCGACCACTGCCGTAGAGAAGTACGCCGAGGAAATGCGCGAGTTGCAGGAGCGTATCATTGACATTTACGCCGACCGTACCGGCTACAACCGCGATGACCTTGCGGCTGCTATGGCCGAGGAAAAGGTACGTGACTCGAAGTATATGCTCGAGCACGGCTTCATCGGCGCTATCAACGAATACAACACCAATAAAAAGAATATGGGATTTTTTGACGAACTGAAGAACCTTATCTCAAAACATGAGAAGGAGGTCAAGGAGCAGGAGCAGAACGGCGCACAGGCCGCTCCCGCCAACGAGATTGAAACCCTTAACGCCCGTATCGCGGAGTTGGAGGGTGAGAAACAGAACGCACTGGCACAGGTGGAGACACTGACACAGGAGCGTGACACACTGAACGAGCAGGTAACTAACCTCACTGCCGAGCGTGACGCGAAAGCAGACGAGGTAACCAACCTCACCGCAGAGCGCGACAACCTGCAGAGCGAGTTGAACACCGCTAACGAGACAATCGCGGCAAGGGATGCCGAGATAACCAACCTCAAGAGCCAGCTTGGCTCACACTTCCAGCCGGGCAACCGCCTCAACGGACAGGGTGCTGGCGAAGGCAAGGAGAACAAGCAGACACGTGAGGAGCAGTTGCAGGAATGCCGCGAGAAGATGGGATGGACAAAGAAGAAGTAACAACCAATCAAAACAAACAAAACGAATATGGCAAACACAAATGGAACTATTGAACTCGATCTTTCAAAGTTCGCGTTCACTGCGGAGCAGATCCGTAACATTAACGAGTTGGTGTATGAGGGCATTGACCGCCTGCCGGAGATATCAGCCATCCACCAGATGTGGGGTGGTATCATCTACGATAAGGAGGTTGGTTTCATCACCGAGGGCGGCCTTGTAGGTAAGAAGGGCCAGGGATGTAACCCCACTGCACAGGACTGGAAAATCAACACCCGTAAGGTGCTGTGGCAGCCCAAAGAGTGGCAGATCGAACTCGCCGAGTGCGCAGAAGATCTGAAGAACACAATGGTCGTTTATTCAATGCGTACCGGCACTGACATCGACGACCTGACCGAGACCGACTACATGAACATCGTAGCCGAGGTTCTTATCGGTGCTGTTTATAAGATGCTGTACCGCATCATCTGGATGAACGACACCGACGCCGACAACGTGGACTTCGAGACACTGAACGTAGCAGCACTCGCTACACTGACTGCCGTTCCCACCGCAGCCGCTACCGAGCAGACCACAGGCAGTCCTCTCGTAGGTACTGTTTATGAGGTTAGCACCGCATCCGATAAGGTTAAGTGCGCATTGGCAGACGGCACAGTCATCTACCTCGCAGCCGAAGCATCAACCGGCAACGCAGTTGACGGCCACACCTACTACTCAAAGGACACCGAGCATAAGATAACCCCGATTGAGGGTACAGTCTATATGGGTGTTGCCAAGGGTACTCTGGGCGCACAGAAGTGCACCCTGTCAAACGGCACAATCGTTTACCTGGCAGCCGATGCCGCTACCGGTGTAGCACAGGAGGGCAAGTCCTACTATTCACTGACTGGCACAACCCAGAGTGTGAATGCAGGTGGTATCATCACCGAGGACGTTGACCCCACTTACTTCGACATCATCGACGGTCTGTTCAAGCAGCTCCGTGGCTTGGTTGCCGAGGACAACAAGCGCGGTATCACTATCACCGCCAACGCACAGT